GGCGTCATCCTGCACGAGAGCGTGCGTGTCCCGTCCGGTCTGGCCGGAGATGCCAACAACCAGGTTGTGCGCGCGGTGCTCTGTGGCGCCCAGGCGGCGTGTCTGGCGTTCGGCCGCGGCTACGGCAAGAACACCTTCTCCTGGAAGGAAGAGCTCTTCGACTACGAGAACCAGTTGGGTGTGGCGGCCGGCTGCATCGGAGGTCTCGTCAAGACGCGATTCAACGGCTCGGACTTCGCCACTGTGACGATGTCCTCGTATGAGGTGCCAAGCTAATGGCTACTCGGCAGATCACCAGCTCCTGGCTCAACCAGCCCGAGGCCGTCCACGCGGGCGTCAATGCCCTCGTCTTGCACATCTCGCTGTCGACCACCTGGTCGTCGACGGATGTGTTGCAGATCGGCAAGTTGCCCGTCAACGCGATCCCGCTGGACGCTGTGTTCTACGGCCAGGCCTCCGCGGTGGTGGCGAAGTTCGGCACTTCCGCGAGCCCGAGCGCCTTCTTCGCATCGGCTTCGTACTCGATCGCGCGTTACCAGACCACGAAGACACTCGGCCTCAAGGCGCAGTGCTCGTTGTCGGATGACAAGATGCCGCGGTATGTCCCCGTGACCATGGCCGGCACGGGTACCAACGCGACACTCGGCCTGATCGGCGATCTGGTTATCTACTACAAGATGCCCGGCCAAAGCTTCCCGTAACTTCAACATTCCTCTGGGCAGGAGGGGAAATGCACGAGCTATTGCTCCCGGACATCGTGGAGCGCATCTCACAGGCCATCCGCGAGGAGAACTACGACCTCGCGGAAGGCCTGCTCTATCCGGCGATGGACCAAAAGCCCGATGTCGGGCCGCTCTGGTTCTACGCCGGTATCCTTCAGTCGCTCCAGGGCCGTCAGGCCATCGCCTACGAGGCGTTCCGGCGCAGTCAGGAGTTGGAGCCGCATCCAGCGAACTGGTCCAACCTGGGCGGCGTGCTGCGCTCCATGGGTCGCATCGCCGAGTGTCGGGAAATGCTCACCCGGGGGCTCGAGCGGATCGGGGAGGATCCGGACATCCTCGGCAATCTTTCCGGCTCCTACGTCAACGAAGGCGATCCGGAGCCGGGCATTGCGTACGGCGAGCGTGCGCTGGCGATGAAGCCCGATCATTTGCCGGCGAAGTTCAATCTCTCGCTGCTCTATCTCGAGGCGGGCCGGTGGGCGGAAGGGTTCGATTGCTATGCCGATGGAGCACATCGCCACCGGATCGAAAAGCACTACGACCCGGATCCGCCGCTGCTGACCCCGGCACTTCACGAGGAGATCAAGGGCCGCGGTAAAAAGCTGATCGTCTACGGCGAGCAGGGAATCGGGGACGAGATTATGTTCTCGACCATCCTTGCCGATGCGCGCAGGGACTACGAGATCATCTTCGACTGTCACGCGCGGCTCGAGACACTTCACCAGTACGCGCGCTGGACGAAGACTGACGGCTTTCCGATCACGCTCCACCCAACCCGCAAGGTGAAGGCGGACCGGCTCGACTGGTCGCATGATGCGGCGGCGAAAATGCCCATCGGCAATCTCGGCCGGTTCTATCGGCGGGCGTCAGAGAGTTTCGCCTGGCATGGCAAGGTGTTCTCCGCCAACCCGAAAGAGACGCGCGAGATGCGTGCATATCTTGAGGGGATCGCGAAGGGGCGGAAGATCATCGGGCTGGCTCTGCGCGGGGGCACCATGTCGACCGCGCGCCTCTATCGCATGCTGCCGCCGCAAGTCCTCGACAGCGTGTTGAAGGATGAGCGTTATCTCTTCGTCTCACTCGACTACGAGGACGTGACCAAGCTCGGCGACCACATGGCCCATACTTACGGGCCCGGTCGGTTCCTGTGGTATCCGTCGATCTGCTGGGCCTGGGACTACTCGCATGTGGCCTCTCTCATTGCGGCAACCGATGCCACGGTGAGTGTCTGTCAGAGCGTGGCCCATCTGTCGGCCGCCCTGGGTCATCCAACTTACGTGATGGTGCCGTCCAAACCGGCCTGGCGTTACGGCCTGACCGGCGAGCGTTGGAACTGGTACCCACACCCGAACGCGCGCCTGTTGCGGCAACACGGGAGTGACTGGGGACCGCCCTCCACAGTCCTTCATGAGTCACTGCAGGCGCGTTTCTTTGCGCAGGAGGCGGCCTGATGGGTATGTCATTTCAGAGCCCGCTGCGTCGCTGGGAAGTCCTGGCGGGCCTGTGTCAGCAGGCGAGCGCGCGAACGTTCATCGAGGTGGGGTGCAAGGACGGGCAGACCACAGGCTTTCTGTTGGAGAACCTGCCCGAGCTGCATGTCACCGCTATCGACCCGTGGGCGCCGGTCGCGAACGCTGATGAGGATTACAAGGACTGGGACTACGCGCAGATTGAGTCGGATTTCTGGCGTAATGTAGGTAAACACGAGGATCGGTGTCGAATGTTGCGCATGGAAAGCGTCAAGGCGGCGCGCTTCTATGATCAGGGCGCCTATGACGTTGTGTTCATCGACGCTGGCCACGACTACGAGAATGCGCTGGCGGACATCAAGGCCTGGTGGCCGCTGGTCCGCGAAGGCGGCTATCTCTGCGGCCACGACTACCAACACAAGTTTCCGGGCGTCATGCGGGCGGTGGCAAAGGCATTCCCGCTGATGCGCGTCGCGATCTGCCCTGATTCGGTCTGGGTGGTGCAGAAGGACGCTGACGTGAGGATGGCTGCCTGATGTACGCCACCAACTTCAGCGAAGAAGACTACGTGCGCGGAATGGAGCGCGGCTGGTGTGGCGGCGGCGAGGAAACTCCCTGCGGCAGCGGCTCAAAGCTGGAGAACACGGTCACCGTGCGCTCGCGCCTGCCCGAACTCGCGCGACAGTACGGATTCACGACGATCTGCGATGCGGGAGCGGGAGACCTGCATTGGATGAAGCATGTCCTCTGGGAAAGCGAGGTGCAGTATCAACCGTTTGATCTGGTACCGCGTCATCCTTCCGTGACGAAACTGGATATCCGCAAAGAGGCGTTGCCGTCCTGCGATCTCATTCTGTGCCGGCTCGTGCTCAACCACATCAATGTCGAGGGAGTTTTGGAGGCGCTCGCATTGTTCCGGCAGTCCGCGAAGTATCTCCTGGCGACGCTACATGAGACCAAAATCAAGCGTCCCACGGCCTCTTTTGAGCCCTACAACAACTGGGATCTGCGCGCGGCGCCCTTCGATCTGGGAGAGCCCGAGCAGACCATCCACGACATCGACAAGAAGGACCCCGAGCGGCTCCTGTGCCTATGGAGGTTGGCATGACGCACTACACCTATTGGCTACGCGGGGCGGAGTTCGTCGACCTCGCGCGCATGTCGATCGAGAGCGTGCGCCGCGTGGACCCGGAAGCCAAAATTCATGTCTGGACCGACGATGCGCAGCACACGCCTCGGCCGAAGGACGTGGCTTACCACACGCTGCCGCCCGGACGCCCAGCGATGGTCGCCAATCTCGATGCGCAGGTCGCGGCGCTCCACTATCTGGAGCGCGGGGATCGGGTGTTATTCCTGGACGCCGATACCCTGTTGCGTCGTCGTTTTCCCTGGAACCTGCACACCGATCTGTATGTGACCTGGCGGGGCGACGTGAATGGCGATCGCGAGATGGCCACGCTGCAGCCCTACAACTACGGTGTGGTGGGGGCTCACGTCAATGCACGCACGATTGAGGCCTTCCTGTGGCTGCGCGCGCGCATCCTACAGATGAATGTCCGGAACCAGGGATGGTATGGAAATCAACTGGCGCTCGCCGAGTTGGTCGGGGCCGCTCCTGAAAGCGGTCAAGCGGACAAGGAAGTGCGTATCCGCTGGTCTCTGACCGATAGCGGCACAGCGCTCAAGGTGTCGCAACTGCCCTGTGAGACCTTCAACTATTCACCCGATCAGGTGGGAGAGGATGTTACCGGCAAGGCCATCCTCCACCTGAAGGGCAATCGGAAAGACCTCATGCAGCACTACGCGGAGGTCGCATGAAGGTCTATCTCGGGTACGACTCGCACGAGCCGACTGCCTATGAGGTAGCGGTTTCCAGCCTCGTGAGGCGCGCTTCAGCGACTGTTTCGGTGACGCCGCTCGATATCCGCAGGCTGGAATCCTGGGGGCTGTTGCGGCGTCCTACGGACTTACGCGGCCAGCGATATGACTTGCCGAGCAACGCTCCGGCCTCTACGGAGTTTGCGATCTCCCGCTTTCTGGTGCCGATGCTCGCCCAGACGGGGTGGGCGTTGTTCGCGGACAGCGATGTTGTCTTTCTTGACGATGTGGCGGAGCTGTTCGGCCTCGCCGATCCACAGTATGCGGTGATGTGTGTCCAGCACGCGCCCCAAGCGGGCGCGCTGCGCAAGATGGACGGACAGATCCAGCTTCCCTATCCGCGCAAGAACTGGTCGAGCGTAGTCCTGTGGAACTGCGACCACCCGGCCAATCGACGGCTTTCGCTTGTTGATGTTCAGGAGCGCCGCGGGTTTGACCTCCATCAATTCTATTGGCTCGCGGATAGCGAAATCGGCGCGCTACCGGCGCAGTGGAACTGGCTCGTGAATGTCGAGCCGATGCCGACTCAACCCAAGCTCGCGCATTTCACGCTCGGCGGACCGTTCACGCCCGGGTGGGAGGGCGCAGATCACGACTCTCTCTGGTTTCAGGAGCAATCATGGCTAAAGCACCCCTCGGATCAGGCGCGCGTTTCAAAAGCCTCGAGCATGAGCTCGGAAGGCGTGGCGGCGTGAAGAATCCCGCAGCGCTGGCGGCTAGCATCGGCCGCGCCAAGTACGGCGAGAAGCGCATGGAGCGCATGTCGTCGAAGGGTCGACGGGGTTCGTAATGGCCAAGAAGACGCGCACACCGAACACACGCGACCACCGCGCGCCGGACCGTATTCCAGAGCGCGAGCAGCAGTGGAAGACGATTGAGAAGGCGGTGTCCGCGCCTATCGTGCCACCCGGAGTGAACGTGAGCGGGCGGCGCAGGAATCCACGCTAATGCCCACTCTCGGCGCCGCCATCGCAGCGATCCGTGGAGACTTAAACCGTTCCACGGATTTTGACGCGCGCATCCAAGAAGCGATCGTCAACGCGATCAAGTTCTATCGCGCGCGCCGCTACGGCTTCAACACAAAGCGCAAGACGTTTCAGCTCGCGGGCGAGTTCACCTCGCTCACGGCGAACTTCATCGAGTTGGACTACGCGAAGCTTCTGGTGGGCACGCGGTTCAAGCCGATGTATGAGCGCACCTATACATGGATCGATGAGCAACTCCGGGATCGCAGCTTGAGCGCGGAGCCCGTCTGGTATGCGGTCCAGAACCGCAACCTTCGGGTCTATCCGCCACCGGATCAGAGTTATAGCGTCCAGATTGCCTTCCTATACGACATCAGGGGCATTTCCCTCTCAACAAGTGACTCCACCACGACCAACGCGTGGCTCGATGAGGGGTATGAGGTGATTCGCACCCATGCCACAGTTGAAGTGTTGGAAATGTACATCGACGGAGACGAGGCTCTGCAGAAGGCCGACCGCCTACGCCTGCGCGAGCAGGAAGCCGAGCGGGAATTGAAGCGCCGCGCCAATCGCGAGCAGTCATCCGGGAATATCAGGGGCAGAATGTAATGAAGCAGATCATCCGCCGCGTCGCGGCACTCGTCGTCGGGTTGGGATTGGGGGTTGCCGCACTCGCAGGCCTCGAAACGGTCACGCACATTTCGGACCTCAATGCCTCCTGGCCGCTGGGGTCCGATCTCGCGTCGACTTCCGATGATCACATCCGCAACATCAAGACAGCCCTCAAGACCGACTTCCCGAATATCACCGGCCCGGTGACCGTCACACAGGCTCAGTTGAATGCGGTCGGCGCATCGGGCGTTACGGGAGCCGCCAATCCATCCGCATCATTGGGGCTGAGCGCCGTAAACGGCTCCGCCACGACATTCATGCGCTCGGATGCCGCTCCAGCGCTGGACCAATCGATCGCTCCAACCTGGACAGGTCTGCACCTCTTCACCGGCAACGCCACTGCCGGTCAGATTCAAATTGGAGCCTCTGGAGCTTATTCCCCCCCTTCCGTCAATCGGGGTGTCTTCAACTACGATACCGGGAGCGGTGTTTTATCCATCGATGCGCGGAGCAACGGTGGAAATACCTCGATGAACCTGCTGGCGAGCAATGCCGGTACGGCGACTACCCGCATTTCCATCAATGGAGCAGCGGGGATCACGCTGGCGACTCCTCCGTCAGGTACAGCGCTCACGGTCAACTCTACGTCCGGAGGTACGGCAATTTCCGCGACGGGTGATGTCAGCGTCAGTCAGCAGGCTGCGAGTACCGGTGCCAACATCACCATGACCGGAGGGGGATCTGGTGCCACCATTAACCGGCTCCGGTATGCCAGCAACTCCGGAGCGAATAATAGTTTCGTCCTCAGAGACAATACAAACGCCGTCGACCGGCTGACAGTCTCCAGTTCTGGCAACTTCTCGACCGCCGCCCCCAGTAGCGGGGTTCCCTTGACGATTGCTGGAACTTCGGGCACGGCGTTTATCTCGGCCGGCAAGTCTCTGCTCGGCGACGATATCCTCTTTACGGGGGGGAATGTCTATACGACCAGCACCAATCCCTTGGTGCTCGGCACCTCCGGGGCGGCGGCGGTAACCCTTGCGTCGAATGGTTCGTCCCGGATTTCTATCGGCTCCGCCGGAAATATCACGGCCAATGCCCCTTCGAGCGGGGTCGGAGTAACCGCCAGTGGCGTAAACGGCAATTACGCCATGCAGCTCAACGGAAACTCTACGACAGGAGGGTCGCGTGGACTGCTGATTCTGGCCGGAACAAACTCGTCTGATGCTGCGCTGGCGATAGCCAATCAGCCCAACACTGTCAATTTCCTCAACATCCTCGGAGACGGAAGCATCATCGTAGGGGCGCCGACCGGCTCAGGGTGTGGAGGCGGATGCCTCAATGCACAGGATGTAAGAGTCAATAACGTGTCCGTGGGGACGACCACGACGGGAACGTTCACCGGAACTTTCACGGGATTTGCTTCCGCCAACACTGGGACGTGCACATGGACCAAGACCGGCAACACCGTCACCTTGTTTATGCCCGCCACTCTCGCGACCAGCAACGCGACCACCTTCACCATGACGGGATTGCCATCGGCCATTCAGCCGGCGACGCTGACCCAGAGCGTGGCGCTCACCGGGGATACTCAAAGCGGGGGATCTGTCTCGACGGGTGCCGCCGCCGTGTTCACGGCAGCCAGCGGGACCGTTACGTTTCACACCGGAGGGGGTGCGTCCAACTGGGCCTCTTCCTCCAACAAGGGATGGAGCGTCGGTACGTCAGTGACGTACTCGGTGCAATAATCCGTGCGCGCCTCAATTGACAGTGTCACTCAGGGCTTTGCCCCTGATCCGGTGGACCTGCAATTGCCGGATGGCTTCTTCACGGATTCGCGAAACTTCCGTTATCGCGATACCGCAGTCGAGAAGTGCAAGGGTCAGACGGCTGTTCTAGGCTCGCTCTCCGTCACGCCCATGTGGGCCGCCGGGATCGGCGATGGGATCACGAGTTACTGGATCTACGGGAATGAGGCGGTGTTGTATGCGACCGATGGAACGACGCATGCGAAGGTGTCGAGCGCGAGCTATAACGCGGGTCCCGACATCGGCTATACCGGCAGTCAGTTCCATGGCTTCCAGCTCCTGAATGACGGCGTGCTGCCCCCACAAAGCTGGCAGGCGGGACTCGCGAACAAGGTCCAGCCACTCGTTAACTGGCCGGCGGCAACAACCTGCAAAGTCATTCGCTCTTTCGCTGATCAGATCATTGCACTTCGACTTACCGAGGGCGGTACCTACAATCCTCGGGTGTTGCGGTGGTCCGATATCGCGGGTGTAGGCGCGCTTCCGGGTTCCTGGGACTATACCGATCCGACCAATTTCGCGGGGCGCACGG